ATTTGAAGAAGAATTAGATATTAAATCTTCGGTGATTATCCAAGAACTAAAAGATTATTTGTCTGACGATAAAGGCGCAACTGGCGCAAGCCCCGGATGTTTTGATGACTCAGTAATGGCTTTAGCTATTGCTTGCGAAGTCTATCGGACGCATATTGATAAGTTAACAAATGATAGAGTAGGATTTGGCAATATGTATTTGCCAGAAACTAATAACAATTGGATTTAGGAGACATTATGTCGAAAAATATTAATAAAGTAACAGATGAAGAGCTAACAGGTCTAATTAATGACGCAATTCATCAGTCAGTAGGCTCATTTTCCGATGGATCTGAAATATCAGAGGCTAGAGAAGAAGCTATTGATTACTATACCCAACAACCAAAAGGCCGATTAGAGCCAATGGGTGTTTCTAGGGTTGTGTCTTCAGATACTGTAGAAATTGTAGACTCATACTTAGCGGTTATTTCAGAGTTAATGCTAAGCAACGGTAGAGTAGCTAAATTTAACCCGATGGACCCAACGCAGTCAAAAGCTGCCGGTATAGCTTCTGATATTACTAATCATTGTATTTTTGTTAAAAATAATGGCTGGGTAGAATTAAATACATGGATTAAAAGTGCTTTGCTATTTAAAAATGCTACCATTCGTTGGAAATGGGTTGAGTCTTTTGAATACAAAGTAGAAGAATACGAAAATTTAACATCAACTCAGCTAGATGTTATAACCGCTGAAGATGATGTAGAGATTATTGAGCTAATAACAGCGTCAGAAATAATCGAAGGTGAAGAGGTTGAATACTACGAATTAGCTAAAATTAGAAGAAAAATAGACACATCTAAAATAGAGCTAGAAAATATTCCTCCTGAGTCATTTATGATTAACAGGACAGCTACATCAATAGCAAATTCTACATTTGTAGGAATTCAAACTGAAGTATCTTTATCTGATCTTCGTGCTCAAGGCTTTGATGTATCAGATGACTTAGCAACGGAAGGCTCAGAAAGTTTTGCGGGGCTAAAAGGCAATTATGGAGAAAACGCTAACAGACAATCAATAAATAATGTTTGGGTAGGCGAAGAAGACGATATTTTAGGCGCAGCTAACAGAGAAATTACTGTTAACGAAGTCTGGATGAAGATTGACAGAGATGGCGATGGTATCGCTGAGTTGAAAAGGTTTATAGTGGCCGGTGACGAGATTTTATTAGAGGAATACGCAGATAGCGTACCCCTCGCTAATTTAAATCCCATTGAGATTCCGCATGCCTTTTACGGGTTGTCCATAGCGGATGTAACTCGATCAGCTACAGAGATTAAAACGGCTATTACTCGAGGCATGGTAGAAAATGTATACTTGACAAATTATGGTCGAGTGCTTGCAGATCCCAACACGGTAGATTTCCGTGCGCTTCAGAGTCCCGAACCTCACCAGATTATTCCTACTAATGGTAGTCCTGTTGCAGCGGTGCAACCGATTACCCCGGATTCTCTGTCACCCTCTACGTTTTCATTATTAGAGTTTATGAATAATGAAAAAGAGCAAGCTAGTGGCATGACGCGTGCTGCTCAAGGCGTTAATGAAAAATTATTTGATTCTGGAAACTCAGCCGGCAAAGTTGCGCAAGTACAGGCAGCTTCTCAAAAGCGTATTGCTTACGTAGCGCGTAGATTTGCCGAAACCGGGTTTAAAGACTTATGCAAAGGGGTTTATAGCTTAATATTAGATAACGCAGATGCTATTATGAAAGACTTTTCATATTACGGTGTTACACCTAAAGACATGATGCCTATTGAACATTGCACAGTTGATATAGATGTAGGGCCTAATAGCAAAGCTAATACTCAAGAAAATATGATGATGCTAGCTACGCAAGTTATGCCAATGCTATACCAAACTCCTGAAACTAAAAGTATTATTAATCCCGCTTCGGGATTTAATATTGCTAAGCAGCTAATGGACTCAATTGGTATTGAAAATTGGACTGACTTTATTGTTGATCCATCAACACCTCAAGGCCAACAGCAGGCACAGGCTGTAGCTCAACAACAGCAAGCGGCAAGTGCTGAAGCTCAAAAAGAGCACGAAGTAGAGCAACAAAAGCTTATGCTAACTTTACAAAAGCAAATGGCAGATATTCAGAAAAAGCAAGCGGATATGGAGCTTGACAGAGCCAAATTTGAGCATATGGTTGCTAAAGATAAAGCAGAAATTGCATTAGAAGTACAAACAGGCAAACCTACAAAAATTGGTAATTAATTCATAAAGCGGAGGTCAAATGGATAAAATAGAGTTAGGCGCCCATGCAAAAATGATAATAAGCAATAAAGCTTATAATTTAATTTTTGAAAAAGTTAAAGAAAAGTACATGGCGGCGTGGAGCCAAACAGGCTCGCATCAAAAAGAGCTACGAGAAACTATTTATAACACAGTTGTAGCATTAACTGATGTAAAGAAAGAAATAGAGTCATTGGCGGTTGCTGGTGATAATGAAACATTCAAAAAAGAACAGGAGGATCTAAATGGATGATTTTACTTTAAGTGACTTAGAAATGCTTAAGTTAGAAGAAAAAAATATATTACGTGAAATGCGCGGAGCAACAGGCCGCGGAGGACACGGTCCTGTAATTAGGCTACTACTCGAAAAACTCAATACAGTGCAAATTCTTATTGAGAGGTTTGAGGCCAAAATTGAGCGTAAGTCTAAAAAGCAGGAAGTTAAAAAGGTTAATAAAGTAGCAGCGCCTAATAAAAAAGCTGCTGCTAAATAAAGAATAATCTATAGGAGGATTATATAATGTCAGAGAGTTTAGAAACTACCCGAACAAATAGTGAGGATGTTAATATAAATTTAGTTGATGAAGATGTAATGTTAGAAGGTCTAGCGGACGAGTTTTTTGGTGATGAGCCAGAAGAAAATCTATCCGGCGAAGATATTGATAACGAAGTGGAGGAAGCAGCAGAAAGTGATGAAGCTGAGGCGCCCGAGACTGAACTATTAGAAGAAGAAAGCAATGATGAGCCTGAAACCGAAGAAACGGAAGAAGAACCTGAAAAAGATAATGATGATTCTGAAGAAGAGGTAGAAGATGAAGAAGAGCTAGACATGGAATACGAAGTGCCAGTTAAAGTTGATGGCAAAGAGTATACCGTTGCTATGGCTGAACTTATTAAAGGCTACCAAACTGCTCAAAGCTCTAACAAGAAATCCATTGAAGCCAGTGCACAGCTAAAAGAAGCTAAAGCACTTGCAGAAGAAGCCACCGCACTTAAATCACAAAATGCTGAATTGCTAGCCAAGGAAGTAGATAGTGACACAGTGCAGTTAGAAGCGTACGACCGCAAAATACAACAATTAATAAATGACGACGATATGTTTGAATTGCCAAAATGGCAAGAAGCTAGACGTAATAAAGCTAAAGAACTTGAATCTAAAAGAAATGAAGCTACCCGCCTTAAAGAAGAGGCAGATGCTGAAAAAATTCAAGCAGAAACAGCTGCGTTACAAGCAAGCAAAGAACAAGCTATTTTAACATTGGATAAAGATTTACCCGGCTGGCAAGACAACTATGAAGCTGTAGTTAATTGGGCAGTAAAAGACTTAGGGTTTCCTGAGTTTGCAAACGTTATAGATCCTAAAGTTATTGCGTTAATGTATGATTATAAAGCGCTAAAAGATAGTAAAAAAGTTGCTGTCCAAAAGCGTAAAAAGGCTCCTACTAAAAGTGTTAAGGCAACTAAGCCTGTAAACAAAAAGGCTAAAACTAATGAGAAAGAAAATGAGCTACGCAAAAAAGTATTATCTGGTGACGCTACCGAGAATCAAACTGATTCTTTTTTAGCGGGGCTAGTAGACGGAATGCTTAGTGACTAATCTTTCTTATCTCTTAACAATTGTAATATTTTATAGGAAAAATTAAAATGGCAATATTTAGAACGGAAGATACTAAGGGTAAAAAAGAAGACCTAGCATCTTTTATAACTATGATTACCAGAGATGAAACTCCGTTTTTATCCTCGATTGGTAACAAAAAAGCTACAGCTGTTTTTCATGAGTGGCAAACTGATGAATTAGCGGCGCCTGCTGCAAATGCTCAAGCTGAAGGCTCAGACTTTTCAGCATCAGCTGTTGCAAATACTAGCACAGTTCGCGCGGGTAATTATTCGCAAATCCTTACTAAGCATATTCAAGTGTCTAAGACTCTTGACAGTGTTTCTAAAGCTGGACGTAATTCAGAATTTGCGTATCAGATGAAGAAAAAGGGTACTGAGCTTAAGCGCGATTTAGAGCACGCACTAGTTGGTTCACGCCAAGTGACTAATGGCTCTGGCGGAGCT